CAGCTCTTACGGCTCTGCGCGCCTTTAGGCTACCTGTAAAGGTAGACCTCTCGCCCATTACTTCTCCGGCAACCGTGGTTCTTCAACCTCAGTCTTACGCTCAGTATATTCAACCTTTTTGGAAGAAAATCACTAAGCGCAGGAAGGGCGTGAAGCCGAGTGATTGGTCGAGTTGTCATTTTACCCAGAAGGCAGGTCCTAACGGTCCTGCCCTCACCACAGCCTTCAGTGACCTTCTTGGGATCTCGGTTTACCCAGATCTCATTAGGGACATTGGGACTGTAGGGGGTAAGACCCTCCATGATTTCATGGGGCGTCTCCTGGCTGAGGCACCTACTCTCTCTGAGCCTTCGTCTAAGTTCTTTGAACCTAAATCGAAGTGTATCAGAAAGGTAGTGGGGATCCCAGATAAGGAAGGTAAGACGCGTGCGATCGCCATCCTGGACTATTGGTCTCAGGAGGCGCTCCGCGGTCTTCACTCCTTCCTGTTCCAGATCCTCCGCGGCATCAACCAAGATATGACATTCGCACAGGGGGCATTCAAGGAGAAGGTTCTGTCCTGGGGTGAAAATGTTATTCTTCACTCCGTGGACCTGACTGCGGCAACTGATCGATTTCCGATTGATCTGATTGCTGATATCCTTGCATGGCAATGTGGCGTAGAGTATTCTGCAGCATGGAAGAGGATCATGGTCGACTACCCTTTTAGTGTTTCTCCGCGTAACTCCGTTAGCTATGCGGTTGGAAACCCTATGGGGGCTCAGTCTTCCTGGTCCTCTTTCACAGTGGCCCACCATTTCATTATGTACTGGTGTTGCCGCGAGCTAAAGATTTCGTGGGAAACTGCTAAGTACGTCATCCTTGGTGATGATGTCCTGATCGGTGACTCCAACCTCGCTGCATGCTACCGGACTAAACTTGACCTTATCGGAGTTCAGGTATCCCTAGCTAAAACTTACACTTCTTCTCAGATTTGTGAGTTCGCTAAGAGATATCTGTTCCGTGGAGA